ATGTTGAGGCGACAACGAGTTCGCTGCTGATTCAGGCCGCGTCTGGGAATGCAAACCCGAATGCAACTCCCAGTGCATTACAGGTGAAAGCGGCGGCCCAGGCCAACGCAGACGTGATCCTGTCGCACCGATCTGGCCTGATGCGCGAGTCCGCTGTGGCAGAGAAGCTTCTGACTCACATCGAGTCGGCTATCGACGAGATACCGACGGTGAGCGAGATCTTGGCCTTCATCCGCGAGGCAAGCCCGGAGGAGTCCGAGAACGGTGATAAGGCCTTCGATCTGCTGCGCAAGGCGGCAAGTCGAGGGGCTTTGGTGGATGACTTCAAGAAGGTTGTTGAGTCCCGCGAGCGAATCCGTAAGGGGCAGCGCGAGGCATTCGGAATCGACAAGGATGGCGACAAGCCGGCCTTTGAGTACGAAGCCATTCTGAGGAAGGTCAATGCTCTCAAGCAAAGAGGCTGAGCTGACCCAGGAGAAGCTGAAGTCCCTGCTGTACTACAGCAAGGACACCGGCCTGTTCTTCTGGCGCAACCAGCGTCGACCGGCAATCAATCCATGGGATCAGGCTGGAAACAGGAATGTGCGCGGTTATGTGCAGCTGACGATCAATCAATTCAACTACCTGGCACACAGGCTTGCCTGGCTCTACGTCAATGGCGAGTGGCCGTCAGAACAGATAGACCACATCGACACCGATAAGTCGAACAATCGATGGGCCAATCTCCGCGAGGCGACTGCATCAGAGAACCAGCAGAACCAGAGGTCAGCGCCAAAGAGCAAAGAGTCGTCCAGGTTGCTTGGTGTGAGCTGGAGTAAAGCATCTCGCAAGTGGACTGCTCAGATCAAGCTGAATGGCAAGAAGATCTACCTTGGACTGTTTGATAGCGAGCAGGCGGCGCACGAGGCGTACGTCGCGGCCAAGCGTGAGATTCATGCGTTTGGGATGCTATGACCGAGCAAGAGCAAATTGAGGCACTGAGTGTGCTGGCTGAAGACCTCGAGGTTTTCTGTGCGCACTGCCTGAAGATCAAGACCAAGACTGGAGACATGGTTCCCTTTTTGTGGAACCGGTCTCAAAAGATTGTCCACGAGATGCTGGAGAAGCAGCTGCGTGAGACCGGGAAGGTTCGCGCGCTGATCCTGAAGTACCGCCAGGGCGGAATCTCGACCTACATTGCCGGTCGCTTCTACCACAAGGCGACCACGCAGGAGGGCCAGAACGTTTTCGTGGTTGCTCACGAGCAGAAGGCAACCGACAACCTGTTCTCGATGGTGAAGCGGTATCACGACCACAACCCGCTTCCAGTGTCGACCGGCAACACCAACGCCAAAGAACTGATCTTCGATGAGCTCGAGGGCGGATACAAGTTGGCTACAGCTGGGACCAAAGACGTCGGGCGCTCGAACACCGCTCAGCTTCTGCATGGCTCCGAGTACGCCTTCTGGGCCAACGCTCAAATGCACCTGGCTGGCATTGGTAGCACGGTGGGTGATGTGCCTGGCACGGAGATCATCCTGGAGTCCACGGCCAATGGCATCGGCAACTCATTTCATGAGCTCTGGCAGGCCGCAGAGGCTGGACAGAATGAGTGGCTGCCTATCTTCTTGCCGTGGTTCATTCAGCCCGAGTACCGCGCGCCGGTGCGGCCCGATTTCGAGCTCAGCGAAGAGGATCTGAAGTACCAGAAGGCCTACGGCCTCGACATGGAGCAGATGCAGTGGAGAGCCAACAAAATCTCCACTTACGGCAAGGGCTTTGCTTGGCTGTTTGCCCAGGAGTTTCCGGCAACCGCCGCAGAGGCGTTCCAGTCTGCAACACAGAACCCGTTGATCTCTCCGGCCGATGTGATGGACGCTGTGAACAGCACCTACCGCGAGCGCACGGGGCCACTGCTGATCGGCTGTGACCCGGCTGAGGAGGGCGCAGACCGCACGGCGATCATCTTCCGCCAGGGTCGAACGGTGTTCCGCATCGAGTACCACGAGAAGAAGAAGCCCATGGAGGTGGCCGGCCTCCTTGCCAAGTACTGGCAGGAGCACAGGCCCGACGGCATGTTCATCGACAAGGGCGGCATCGGTGCTGGCATCGTCGATCGACTGAGAGAGCTGAGCATCCCGCACATCCCGGTCAACTTCGGTGAGCGTGCGACGGACACTGAGCTGTACGAAAACAAGCGCGCTGAGTGCTGGTGGCGAATGAAGGAGTGGATCGAAGACCACCCCAACCGCCTGCCCAGAGACTCGGCGCTGATCTCGGACCTGATCGGCCCACAGCCGATGGTGACGAGCAAGAGCAAGCGCCTCCTCGAGTCCAAGAAGGACATGAAGAAGCGCGGCATTCGCAGCCCCGACGGCGGTGACGCCCTGGCTGTGACATTCGCCGAGTTCGTGGCACCGGTATCGACCGTCCTTGGCGCAGGCCAGGGGGCAGTTGCTCCGACCACAGCAGGCTACTAAACCGAGAGCAAGACCATGAAAGACGAGTACATCGAGGCCTGGACCGAGGAAGAGGGCGGCAAGCAGGACGACCCCGTTGTGAGCGCCGTCAAGGCCGCGCGCCAGGCTGATGCCGATGAGTACGCCAACGCCTTCAAGAACGACGCCTTCGACAAGCCTGCGGCCGAAGAGGACGAGGACGAAGAAAAGCGCAAGAAGAAGGCTGAGCAAGGCGAGGCTGCCTGATGTGGTGGCCTGTTGCAGTGTGCATCGGCGTGGCGGTTGCCGCGCTGCTCTTCTTCGAGAACTTCGAGTTTTTCATTCCCCAAGACGAGGACATGAGCGATGAAGAATCCCGGTGACTTCGTGCTGACGATGATGAATGCGCGCACCGCCGCGCACATCGCCCACCTGCAGACCCAGAGCTACGCCGCCCATGTGGCGCTGGCTGGGTTCTACGAGGGCATCGTGCCGCTGATCGACTCGTTTGCCGAGGCGTACCAGGGCTGCTACGGCCTCATCAAGTTCACTGGCTCCAACTTCAAGCTGGAGAAAGACCCGGTGGTGATGCTGTCTGGCCTGAAGGACTTCATCAAGCAGGCTCGCATGGACTGCAACGAGCCCGCCCTGCAGAACATCATCGACGAGATGACCGCCCTGGTGGCATCCACCATCTACAAGCTCAAACACCTGGCGTAAAGCATGGACCAAGACATCGAATACCAGCTCGCAGCGGAGCAGCAGCTCAGCGAGCAGCCCGAGCAAACACAGGAACTGCACGCGCTTGGTGTCAAGCTGATTGCCGAGTTCGCCCAGGCCGAGGCCGACCGCCTGCTGACCGAGCAACGCTGGCTGAAAGACCTGCGTCAGTACAAGGGCCAGTACGACCCCGAGGTCGAGGCGGCCATCGGCAAGAACCGATCGCGCGCCTTCCTGCGCAAGACCCGGGTGAAGGTCAAGACGGCGGACAGCCGCGTCATGGACCTGCTGTTCCCCGCCGGCACCGAGAAGAACTGGGACATCGACTCCACGCCGGTGCCATCACTGCCTGACGAGATCAAGCAGCAGGCGATGGAGACGCTGATGCGCGTCACCAATGGCCAGCAGCCGCCCAAGGAAGTGGTCGACAAGGCCTTGCTGGGTGTGGCCAAGCAGCGCGCCAAGGCCATGGCCAGGGTGGTCGAGGACCAGCTGGCAGAGGTGCGCTACCGCCAGGTGGCCAAGGAGGTGGTCCACAGCGGCCATCTGTACGGCACCGGCGTGCTCAAGGGCCCGCTGATCGAGCGCAAGGTGCGGGTCAAGTTCGTGAAGGAGGGCGGCCGCTGGGTGCCGAAGAATGAAGAGTACGTGGTGCCCTTCATCGACTTCGTGCCGGTGTGGCGCTTCTACCCGGACATGAACTCCGCGACGCTGGATCAGTGCCGATACATCTACGAGCGCCACCAGATGACGCGCTTCGAGTTGGCGAGCCTGGCAAGCCGCAAGAGCTTCGATCGCACCAAGATCATCGACTACCTGAAGGCGAACCCCAGTGGCTTCGTCAAGCTGCGTTACTTCGACAACGAGCTGAAGGTCATTGGCGACCGCACGGCCAACCAGGGCAAGACTGGCGAGCAGTACGAGGTTTTCGAGCGCTGGGGTTACCTCAACGGCGATCAGCTCAGGGAGGTGGGCGTCAACATCCCCGATGACCGCGTGCACGAGAGCTTTTTCTCGAACGTGTGGCTGCTGCCCGATGGCACGGTGATCAAGGCCGCCCTGCAGCCCATCAACGGCGTGACCTGGCCGTACCACCTGTACTACTTCGACAAGGACGAGACCTCGATCTTTGGCGAAGGCCTGCCGATGATCATGCGCGACGACCAGACCATGCTGAACGCTGGCATCCGCATGATGCTGGACAACGCGGCCATGACGGCTGGCGGCATGTATGAGGTCAACCCGCACCTGCTGCACCCGCTGACCAAGCACGACGAGATCTTCCCGCACAAGATCTGGCTGCGAAACCAGACCAACCCGGGCTCGCCTGCTGTCAGCGCCATCCAGTTGCCCAACGGCCTGAACACGTTGATGCCTCTGCACAACCTGTTCGAGAACAACGCCGACGAGGTGAGCGCCATCCCGCGCTACATGACAGGCGAGAACGCCACCCAGGGCGCTGCGGGCACCAGCTCCGGCCTGTCCATGCTGATGGGCGCGGTGAACATCGTCATCAAGGACTTGATCACCAACTGGGACGAGGGTGTGACCCGCCCGTTCGTGACCGGCCTGTACCGCTGGAACATGCAGTTCAACAGCGACGACAACATCAAGGGTGACTTCGATGTGAAGGCGCGCGGCACGGCCTCGCTGATCGCGAGGGAGGTGCGGGCACGCCAGCTCAACGAGTTCGGCGCCCTGACGGCCAACCCGCTGGATGCGCCCTTCATCAATCGCCACCGACTCAACCTGCTGCGCGCCGAGGCCAACGAGCTGTCCGACGTGGTCAGGAGCGAGGAGGAGGTGCAGGCCGAGATGCAGAGCGAGCAGGCCAAGCAGCAGCAAGAGCTGGCCATGCGTACGCAGATGGCCCAGCTGGCAGAGCTCGAGGGCAAGGCTCGGGCCGCTGCGGCAGAAGCCAAGCTGCGCGAGGTCAAGGCGGGCGAGGTGCTGGCCAACATCGACCTGATCGTGGCCAAGGCCGTGAGCACCAAGGTGGAGGGCATCTACGCCGCGCTGCAGGCGGCCGGCGTCGCCGTTGGGCAGCCCATGATTGCTCCCGCTGGCGACGAATTGCTGCGCAGCGCAGGCTTCAAGGACGCCACTCCGACGCCCTCCATCAGCCAGATCCTGGGCCAGGATGTGCAGTCGATGGGAGCTCCAGGACAAGAAGTTGCCCCACTGCAACAAAATGTGGATAAAATTGCACCGCAACCCGAACAGCTCCAAGCTCAGACAGGGATGCGCGGTGTTAGATCAGGTATCGAGACACCGGAGCTTGGAGAATGAGTGAAGTCCTCGACATCAACGCGCGCAAGGCCGCCGATGCTTTGGTTGAGTTGAGGGCTTACGTGGGCACCGAGCCCGTGAAGTCACTCATCCGCCTCCTCGATGCGCTCGAGGGGCAATACAAGACGGACCTCGAGACCGTCACCGTCGACCAACTGATCCCGCTCCAGACCGCGCTGCGCCAGGTTTCCGCCTTGCGCCGCTCCGTCATGGCCGAATCGTTCATCGACTGCAAGATTCTCTGACCGAGACCCCCGGGCCTCGAGCTGCAAACCAGGTGTTGGCAGCAGGGGCAAGGGACAGTTCAAGGCCGGTTCGCACCGGCAACAACGAAGCCGGTGAAAGGACCGACACATGATCACTGAAGAGCAACGCCGCGAAGACGAAGCTGCATATGCAGCCGCGTTTGGCGAAGATATGGCGCCCGCGCCCGCCGAGGACGATTCTTTCGGCCTCGACCCCAAGGAAGAGATTGCCGCATCCGGGGCTCCTGCTGAAGGCGGAGATCAGGCCGCATCCGAAACCCTGGCCGTGGCCGTGGTGGATGACGACGACATCGACCGGGCAGCGGAAGAAAAAGTTGTCGATGCAACCACGACCTCCGCTGATGAGGATCAGGATGGGCCGGTCGACCCCAAGGAGATCCAGCGCCAGAAGAGCTGGGAAGGCCGACTGCGTGCCCGCGAAGAAGAGCTAGCGCGCCGCGAGGCCGAGCTCAAGGCCAAGCTGGGCGGTGAGCCTGCGGCCGGCGATGATGGCCAGTCTGTCGACGGCATGCAGCAGGCCGCCGAGCAGCTCGAGGCCGAGGGTGACACCAAGGGTGCCGAGGCCGTCGAGGAGGTGGCCGAGAAGGTCGAGAGTGGCGAGCTCACTGCTCAGCAGGCCATGGAAATCCTGGCCGAGGACTTCGGCCCCGAGTTCGTGAAGATGATCCAGGCGATCGCTGTGTCTCAGGCCGAGGCCGCCGCACAGAAGGTGACCCAGGGCGCCATCGGCAAGGTGGAGCAGTCCGTGCAGAACGTGATTGCATCCATCGTCGATGACCGCGCGCGCAGTCACTTCGAGACCATCGCCGACGCGCACCCCGACTTCAACGACCTGGCCTCGAGCCCCGAGTTCTTGGAGTTCGCCAAGAGCTACCCCGATGGTGACCGCATCACCCAGGGCGGCACGGCGCGCGAGGTGGTCAAGATGCTGAACAAGTACAAGGAGGGCCTCAAGCCCGCCCAGGAGCAAGCCGACCCCGCACTCGATGCAGCCGAAGGCGTGCGCTCCGCTGGCCTGCGTCTGCCCGAGACCCCGGTGAAAGCCGACGGCTACGAGGACGCCTGGAGTCAGTTCTAACCGAATCTGCTGAAGCAGAACCATCTGCCTCACAGCCGGCGTTGCTAGGTGCGCCGGATACCAATCACCAAGCAACTGGAGCACGACTAAGCAGTCGCGCACGACGCGAACCGGGATACCCCTCACGGGCCCCAGCATGGTTCACATGTGTCTGCACACGGCAAAGCGATGTCAGAAGCTCCTTTCCGATGGCTGTGAAAACAGCAACCAACTGCCATTACGAAAGGAAACATTGATATGGCAACGACCTATGGCGATATTTCGCCCCGTACCGCCGCGTACGCAGAAAAAGAACTGCTGAAGCGCGGTCTCCCGTTCCTGGTGCTCGAGAAGTTCGGTCAGGCTAAGCCCCTGCCCGAGAACTCCACCAAGGTGATGAAGTTCCGTCGCTACAACGCGCTGCCCAACACGCCCCAGGCCCTGACCGAAGGCGTGACCCCCGCTGGCCAGAGCTTGACCGTGACCGACGTTACGGCCACCCTGACCCAGTACGGCGACAAGGTGACGATCACCGACGTGATCCTGGACACCCACGAAGACCAGACTCTGAACGAGGCTGTGGCTCTGCTGGGCGAACAGGCTGCGCAGATGATCGAGAAGATGCGCTTCGGCGTGCTGAAGGCTGGCACCAACGTGCTGTACGCCAACGGTGCTGCTCGCAACGCGGTGAACACTCCGATCACCATCACCCTGCAGCGTCGTGCTGTGCGCGCCCTGAAGCGCCAGAACGCCCGCTTCATCACCAGCGTGATCCGCTCCACCCCGAGCTTCGGCACCGAGAGCGTGGCCCCTGGCTTCGTGGCGCTGATCCACCCGGACCTGGAAGCCGATGTGCGCGGTCTGACTGGCTTCGTCCCCGCCGAGAAGTACGGCTCGATGACCCCCTGGGAAAACGAGCTGGGCAAGTGCGAGGACGTGCGCTACGTCAGCTCCACCATCTTCGAGCCCTGGGCCGATGCTGGTGGCGCGAAGGGCACCATGCTGTCCACGACCGGCACCAACGCCGACGTGTACCCGGTGCTGTTCGTGGCGCGTGACGCCTACGCGATCGTGGCGCTGAAGGGCATGTTTGCTCTGACGCCCATGGTGGTGAACCCCAAGCCGTCCGACAGCGACCCGCTGGCTCAGCGTGGCCACGTCGGCTGGAAGGCCATGCAGACCTGCGTCATCCTGAACGACGCCTGGATGGCTCGCGGCGAGGTGGCTGCAACCGCCTGATCGGGCATGACCCAGTAATGGGTCTGTGAGTAAGGGGGCTGCCTTCGGGTGGCCCCTTTCGCATTTCTTGGGTGCGCAATCCCAAGAGTTTCCTGTGAGGACACAGCAATGAGCGACTCCAAAGTCACAACCCTGGATGACGGCGCCGAAAACACCGGCACCGCACCCGCAACCACCCAGGCCGCGAAGACCACGGCAGCGAAGGGTGGCAACAAGAACTCCGCCGCCAAAGAG